CTTCGATCTCGTCCGGATCATAGCCGACTTCCAGCAACAATTCTACTTCTTCTTCCGAAACGCCAAATGTGCCGCAGTATTCCAACAGCAGTTCTTCCCGTTCGTCCGCTTCCCACCATTTTGCATAGTTCAGGTAATTCCAATTGTATGGGTTGAACATGGTATGGATGTAGTCCTGCATTTCAAAATCATTTCTGTTGAGCTTTCCGTTCGGAGTAATTTTCAAAATTTCGCCCTCTGAAACATCGACTTCACAGCACTTGTCATTCAGCTTTACCTTTTTCAAAGCGTTATCCAAAATGCTCTTTGTGCTGGCATAGACGTACAATCCCAGTGCAGGAAAATGGTATAAAGCCAGTGGATTATTGCCTTTCACCAGAAACAGCGTATTGTCATTTCTGAGGATTGTAAAGACAAAACTGCCCTCCACAAGCTCTGCGGTCCTCCGGATGTTTTCCGTATCCAGCTGCTGCCCCTGTTCCAGAAGCTGCACAGCGACGTAGGTGTCGGTTTCGATCGGGGTCGTTGGGAGATGCTGTTCCCGGCGAAGTTCCCTGTCGTTGTACAGCACGCCGTTGTGGGCGAGGGCGAACGTCTCTTTGCCGCAGTGCCCCTCGAACGGGTGGTTGTTGCAGTTTCGCTTCTCGCTGCCCTGGGTTGTGAACCGGGTATGCCCGATGACTGCTCGTGTGTCTCTGGGAAAGAACAGCTTGACCTTGTGAGCCGGCTTGGGCTTTTTGTAGGTGACCATGCTGCTGTCCCGGACGTAGGCGATGCCTGTTGCGTCTGTGCCACGGACTTCCGCAGCGACAGAGAGGTAGTGTACCAATTTTTTCAGGACAGCGTTGCTGATTTTACCCTTGTAGTCTAAGAAACCAAACACTGCACACATCTTACATCTCCTCGCTTTCTGTTACCATTTCATTGACGTACAGTCTTCTTTCTTTCAGATACTGGATCAGTTCCGGTTCCCGAATGGAGCTTACAAATTCTGACCAACTCATGGTATCGATGCCTTCCTCAGACAAAGAAATCGCCGCATCACAGATGTGGTTGACCATCTGCAATGTGGCGATGAAGGTGTTGTATTTGAGTGTGCCTCGAAACAGGCGAAATTCAATGGTGTGGTAGTTATTGAGGTTTACCGCAACGTATCTGCCGTTACAGCCGCTTTTTGCTTTCTCTAGGATTTGTTTGCCGGTCTTTTCAAAACCGAATCTTGCACTCCATCGGCTCATGTTGTAGCTGCTTCTGCGGCTGAATGTGAACAACTCGTTCCAATGCTTTTCTACAAAGAACAGGATCCGGCTGATGACATCTTCCTGTTCTGCTTGGTTGTCGCCAAAAGCATTTCGATTGACGTGAATGTGCAGACCGCAAGTCGATGTCTGATGAGAACGGTAGCCCATGGAAACTGCCTCCCGAAGGAGTTCCTTCCAGTTCATGGATTCCATGTGATAATCCAGTGTCATGGGATGGGAAACGATCTCAAAGCCGTCTTCCAGAGAACCATCCGACTTGATGTAAATGTTTTCCTCATGAATGTTAGCAATGCTTTTGAGACTGGCGGCGTTGTCGTTATCCTTGCCGCCTTCATCCACTTCCAGTTCTACGCCAAAGTATCGTTTTCCTTCTCCGTAAAAGATAGGTGTGGGCTTGTAGCCGTATTCCTCGATCTCGTCTTCAAACTCGTCGAAGCATCTTTCGCAGTAGGGCAGGTCGCTGTGCCAGCAGACGATGCTTTCCGGAACGATTGTCCGCAGGATTCGCAGCGGTAGTAGTGGGCATCGAAGCAGTCCTGACAAAGGCAGGTATCTTCATCGGAGACGCTGTTCTGTTCCCAGATGGTTTCGCCGCAGTGATCGCAGGTGACGCAGTGTTCCTCGACACAATCGTCGCAGAGCAGTTCATCGTCTACCGGTGTGCCTTCTCCCTCTGCAAGTACTCTTCCGCAGTAGTCGCAGATTCTTACTTCTTCTTCCATTTCAAGTTCCTCCAAAAACAAAAATTCCGGTAAGGCTGAAAGAATTACCTTACCGGAATTATAATATATATTTGATTTTTGGGGTTGATACGGGCTTTACTGCATTTTCAGAGTAACCCCATGCTGCACCTGCGTATTTTATTTTCAACAAATTTTGCATGGTAAAACAGCTGTCGCATTGTCGCACAGTTTCTTCGGAAAAGAGAGAATCTCAAGCTTAGGACACAGCCAAAAAAGCACTGCAAACAACAGGAATTTACCGGAATAGCAGGAATCTACAGGAAAACCGTAATACAGTAATGTTTTTCTGTCGCACTGTCGCACTGTTTTTTCACAAGTGAATTTCAAAACACAGCGACAAAAAATGCGTCGGATATTGTTCTTCCTGACCCTGCACTGAACAAAAGTGCATATTTCTGAGAAAACAAAAAAGCCGTAAATACGTGCAATTACGTATCTACGGCTTTTTTCGCTGCGTTTTTTTACTTTAAAAATACGCATTTCTTCGTGGTGGAGGCAGTGCAACAAAATGCGAACTTACAATTCTTACACCGTCATTGCTTGCTATCTCCAATATTTTCAAAAAATAGTATAGCACATTTTCTTTCGATTGTCAACAAAAAACCGGCAGTACAACCCAGGAAATCTCCTGCTGTACTGCCGGTTTTCTCATTTCAGTTTCTTGTCAATGCTCGCAACATGCTGCAAGATCTGTTCCAACGTGCCGCTTTCCGTGGAAATGCCGCTGCTGTCGGCATCACCTGCCGCAGCTGCACCTAACTTGCCGTAGAAATAATCCAGATCCACGCTGCCGGAAACACCGTCCACGCTGCCCTTGTTGCTGTACTGCCACAGCTGGTAAGTTCCGCTGTAGGTGCATTGGCTGCCCCACTGAGCCGCCCAGACCGGCAGGTCGTCCACTGTCAGAATGTGCTGCAATACGCTGGTACTGCTGTACACGCCTGCTCCGGGAATCCTGTCGCAGAACGTCCGGCAGATCTGCGTGTACAAGCTGCCGTTTGCGGTATCCAGCGGCTTGCCGTGTTTCTGCTTGTAGCCGTCCGCATCTTCCATGTCGATCCACACGCCGACAGTCGGCTTTCTGCCGGAGATCATCCGCAGCATATGTGCCGCCTCGCTCTCTGCCTCCTGTGTGGTCAGTGCGTAGGAATACAGATACACGCCGTAGGGCAGCCCCACACGTTCGCACTCCGTCATGTTCCGCACTGCCTGTGCATCATCCTGCTCCGCAATGTCACTGCCGATGCCCACACGGATCACCGCAAAATCCACCTGCCCCGATGCTTTGACCTTGTCCCAGTCGATCACGCCTTGATGCTTGGAAACGTCAATGCCATTTGCCGTTGCTTTCCGGCTGTCCTTGTTGTCTTTGGCAATGCCGAAATAGCTGTAGAAATCGCTTGTCACCGTGTTTGTGCCTTTGGTTTCGTCGCCGTAGTACCGGCTGCCGGTGCGGACATCCAGATGCACTGCCTGGTACTTTGCACTGATATTGGCAATGCCGCCGAAGCCCAGATCCTGTGCCTTGCAGCACACCGTCTTTGCGGAAATAATACCGCCGGAATTGTCGTAGCACACTACGTCTGCCGCTGTCCCTTTGGTGTGCTGCCCTGCTCCGTTGCCGCCGACTGCCTTGTCGTGTGCCGTGCAGCGGTAGCCGCTATTGACGATGATCTTGCCGCAGTCCAACGCCGCATACAGCTGCTCCAGCTTGTCCACCAGCTCTGCAGCGATCTGGCAGCTGTGGTTTCCGCCGCATTTGCAGCGGAACTCTCTGGCGTTGAAATGTTCGGAGATCTGCGTGGTATCGCTGTTGGAATAGGTTTTCAATGTCATGAAATCATCTCCTTTTTTCTCTGTACAAGATGTACAAATCCGATGCCTGTTTTTTGTCGTATTTTTTAGATATTTTTTCCGGAATTTTCTTGACAACCACCAAAATATGTGGTATAATAGTATCATAGAGAGGAGGTGAGAACATCATTGGCAAAACAAAAAAAGAAGCCCACCAAACGCAAAAAACCAAAGTCAAAGATTGATGTCAGCAATCTTCTGATCGGAGCGTTGGTAGACTTCATCGTAGGAGTTCTGCTAATCCTGATTGATAAAATCATCGACTAACAGAACGGGCGGCATAGGGTGCGAAAAACACCCTCCCTGCTGCTTTTCTATTATACCATAGAAATCTGCCAATGTCAACAAAATGGGAACACTCACCAAACTGGGATGCCTGCTGATATGCTTTGGCATCGCAAAACTCGTGATCTATTTTTACCGGAAGGGAAAAAAATGAACCTAAGAAAAATCCGAAAAGAGAAGGGATATTCTGTGCCGAAACTGTCCGCCCTGGCAGATGTTCCCGTCCGCACCATCGAAAACATTGAAAAGCGAAATCAATGTACTGTTGCAAACGCCATCAAGCTGGCAGATGCACTGGGCGTGACACTGGACGCTCTGTGCCGGGATAACACAGACAGCAACGAATAACCCCACACCACGCCGTTCGGCAGCCTGTACGCTGTCGGGCGGTGTTTTTTTATTTATCTTTCTTTTGCAGCAGTTCCACAGCGTTTTTCAGCACTGCTGGCAGTGGAACGCCCATCAAGCCGGCGTTTTCCAAAATGGAGATCACCTCGTTGCACAAAAATGCAACGCAAACACCAGCACGCACATAGTCCACGCCGAGAACTGCATCCAGTTGTGCTGCCACCAGAACCAACAGCAGCACAACACACTTTTTGGCAAGTCCTCTCCAGCCGATCTTGCTGGACAGCTTGCCCTTCGGCGATTTTCCGGCAGCCGCAACGATCAATCCCGTCACATAGTCTACCGCCATAAAAATCAACAGCGTTGCCAACGCCGTATCCCAGCCGCCAAACAGTCCGGCGATCACACCGCCAACCGTTCCAACGATTGTACAAAGCCATTCCTTCATGCCTTTTCCCTCTCTGCCTCATAATCTCCGGACAGCAGCACCAGCATTTCCGGTGTCAGATCGCCGGATGCGAAGATCTGGTACTGTCCATTGTCCAGCTGTGCCGCCTTGATCTCAGCGGTTCCCCAGCTGCTCCGCTTGATTGCCTTGCCCTGTTTCAGCTGCTCCACTGCTTCTACAATATTCATGATATGCTCCCCCTTAAATCGCTGTGATGGAACGGATCAGCGGATGGCTGTTGTTGCTCCGCCCGACCCATGCCAGATAATATGTGCCTGTTGTGACACCTTCGCAGGGTGTCAGCGTGGTGATGTAGTCCGTGCTGTACAGCCATTGCAGGGACAGGTCAATGTAGCTGCCCTCGGTCTGTGCCTTGCTGAGAATGTCCTCTGCTGTGCCGCTGTCCGACTGTACCAGCCGCATGATGCCGGTCTCCGTACTGCCTGCCAGAAACCGCATGGCGATCTGGGTCGCTGCGGACGCTGTCAGCGGCACAGTCGAACAGGTGTAACAGGAATAATCCCACCCGAAAATGGACGTGGAATAGTTCAGTGCATACTCGTTCTTGGAACTACAGAAATCCGGATACTGTGCCACGAAATCTTCCAGACTGTAGAGCGTACCGTTATAGAGCAGGCTTACCTTTTTCCGGTGGTCTGCGTCAAACAGCACCGTCTTTTCGGTCGAACCAGAGGGCAGCAGAGAAACCTTGTGTACCAGCAAATTCAGCTTTTCGTCTGCTGTTGCGACAATGCCGCGGGCAACCAAATGCCCTGCCAGCAGGTCACGCTGGTGGTTGATCTCTGCGATGTACTGTGCGATTGTCGCCATTTACTCGGTCACCTCCACAATGTCCGCCAGAGCTGCGGCGATGTCACCCAGAGAATCCTCTAATGCCGTGATTCTCGCCGGGAACTTGCTGCTCAGATTCTCATAGTCCGCCGGACTGATGCTGTTCAGCGTTTCTATGTTGTTGTGATAGTGCCTGGTGGAAACCAGCTGTGTCCACTCTGTTCCGCTGATCTTGTTCAGCGTTTCCAGATTGTCATGGGTGTGTGCGGATTCCTCCAGATGCGTGATGGACAGCGTATGCTCCTGCAAGGTATACGTCAGGCTGTCGGACAGCTCCTGCACCTTTCCGTCCACATAGACCGTCTTTGCGTATGGGGTGAGGTCTACGGCTGCACCCTCTGTCAGCGTTGCGATCGTTGTGCCGTTGGCATCTGTAATGGTGATGGTCACCACGCTGCCGGACTTCTCCACCTTTGCGACAGGAGAAAATCCGTCTGCACCGTCTTTGCCGGATGCTCCGGTATCGCCCTTTGCTCCGTCCGCACCGTGCAGGGATTCCAGCCATGCCGTTTCTGAGCCGCTGTAGCCGTGCTGTACGGCGATTTCATAGGCAGACGCACCGTTTACTCCGTCACGTCCTGCCGCACCGTCTGTGCCGTCCCTGCCGTCTTTTCCGGCAGCTCCGGTGTCACCTTTTTCGCCGGGCTCGCCCTTGTTCCCTTTGAGAGATGCCAGCCACGCCTGCTCCGTGCCGGGATACCCGTTGTCCACGGCGATCTCATAGGCGGATTTTCCGTCCACGCCGTCCTTGCCGTCATGGAGGGATGCGATCTTCTTGTCGATGGCGTCCAGCAGCTGTGCATACAAGTCCGGCGTGGGCGGGATCGGTGTTTCGCCGTCGCCCCGGAAACCGGAACGCCTGATGCCGATGCAGAGGGGGACGGTCGTCGCACGGACTGAGCCGTCCACCGCATAGCCGAACACACTGACGCTGACACAGCCGGTCTGCAGCTCCGCCGGGAGCAGGCAGTGGCAGACGTTGTCCGTGCCGAGATGCACGTTGTAGGTCTTTTCGCCCTGTGCGAACTGTGCCGTCTTGTCCAGCTGCTCCCAGTCCGGAGAGAACAGAAAGCACATATCCACGAAACAGATCTGCTGATCGGCGATCGTCTGACGGTTTATCAGTTCTATTTTCTGCCCATAGATGCAAAATTTCAGCATTTTTTCATCTCCCTGTTATTCTGTACTCCACTTTCCGCTGGTGTTCCGCACATAGGTTCCGTCAGAGCAAATCACCTTTTTCAGGAAGGTGTCCGGATCTGTTCCTGTCACGTCCCACGAATCCGTCAGGGATGGAGTTGTTGTATTCGTTTGTTTCTCTACAGCATTCCACTGTGCCTTCGTACCGGCATAAACCAGATTTTCAATTGCTGTCCCGTAAAACGCCTGCAGACCGATGGCGGATACCGAAACCGGAACAGAAAGTGCTGCAATGCCTGTGCCGGAAAATGTAAGGCTGTTGAGCTTGGTCAGAACAGGCGGCAGGGAAATTCCGGAAAGCTTGCTGCAATCGGCAAATGCGTATGTGCCGATCTCCGAAACCGTCTGTGCGATCAGAGCAGAGGTCACGTTGGGCAGCCCATTGAAGAAATGGTCTCCGATTTTCGTGATGCCGTCGTCCACAATGATTTTTGTGATACTGTCCGCCGTTCCGTTCTTCGCCCATACGCTGGTTTCTTTCTGGTCATCTGTTGCACCGCTGCCGGAGATACGCAGCAGACCGTTGGTATACAGGGTGTACGCTGCATTTTCGCCGCACGTTCCGGAATCCAGCACTTTGACATCCAGAGCATCCATTTTCTTTTCCAGAGCGTCCATCCGGCTTTCCAGTGCCCCCATCTGTTCCTGCAGTACGGTAACGCCGCATTTGCCCAGAATACACTTGCAGTAGCCGCAGAGGGCTTCGTCGTTCCTGCAGTCCGTCACGTCGCCGCTGAGGATAGACGCTGCACCGGGACGCAGACGCACGGTGCAGATCGTCAGATATGTCCTGCTCTCCGTGTTGGAAAATTTCGGCGGTCTGGGACTGCCGGAGCAGGTGCCGGCAAGTACTTCAAATCCGCAGTCCCGCACCGATTCGCTAGTATCACAGTAGACACCGACAGCAACGCACCGTCCCAGAGATTCGTCTACATATGCAGAGAGATCCAGCTTTTCGCTGGTCGTTGTCTGTGCGTAATGCCCATTGATCCACGCCTTGCCGCTGCCGATGGTCAGCAACAGACCGTCGCCCTCAGACACAGACGGGGCAAAGCATTCGCCCACAGTATCCTGCACGCCGTTGCAGATCATACTGGACAGATAGCTTGTGAAATGCTCTGCGTTATAGAGCCTGTCCTCTCCTTTGCTGTTGAAAAAACCACATTCCATTTTGATGCACCTCATTCCTGTACGACAGGTGTCAGCCCATAGCCTTCACTGTCAAAGCTTTCGATCATGCCCACCAGCCGCACCCGTGGGATCTGTATGCCGTATCCGGTGTGCTGCATGGTGACAAAATCGCCGACCTGATAATCTTTTCCATAGACAAACTGATGACTCTCCGTCACAATGGTTGCCTCACTGGACAACACGGGAGCGACCAGATTCTCTGTGCCGCGTTCCCGCAGCATCTCTTTATACTCCGAATCGGAAACCACAGTTTCGCTGCCGTCGTCGTTCCGGATCGTCTGCGACAAGTCGCTTGCATTGACATAGATCTCATAGCGTGATAGCCCCGTCGGCGTTTTCTCTCCGGAATAGCAGGCAGCGGACTGCCGCCGGATTCCTTCCCCTTCGCCGTAGATATAGGCATAGTTCCGGTATTCGGAATAGTCTGAATTATAGATGTACGTCAGCAGATTGTCATAGGCATCGGAAAACACCACCGGCATATTTTCCCGCTGCATGATGCTGCGGTCTGTCCCCTGAGACAGTTCCAGAAACATGGCGTACTTGCCGATATCGACTTCACGCAGCCGGATGTTGGCTGTGCCGCCAATGTTCCGGCACACGGTATAGATCCAGTCCATGAGGTTCTCATAGCTGACCTGCAAGACGTTCTTGATTTCCCAGCAGTCCCCGGACACTGCACCGATCTTCAGCGACGGAATCCCACGCCCCGCTGCTGTCCACGGGGTGATGCAGTTTTTCTGGACGGCGGTCTGCACGATCTCGCCGTATGTGCGGTATGCCGTAAACGACAGCGTGGGCGTGATGATGCGGCGGCTGAGCAGGCACATGAGAAACCGTCCGGAGATCGTCAGATAGTCGCCGTTCTCTGCATCTGTCCGCAGATACACGCCCTCAATGATGCCGTAGTGCTGCTTGTCGTCACTTCTGCCCACAATGTTCCCACGCCGGAACAGGGCGATGGTGTCCGCATTGGCGGAAACGTACACCTCAAACTTTCCCGGTGAAAAATACTCCACGTCCCAGATCAGACTGGAAAACGTGTCGCATATGCCGGTGAGCGTTACGCCCAGACCATTTTCCGCACTGGCGGTCTGAAAAATTTCCAGATACATTGTCACACCCCCAGATAGACATCTGTATGCCGAAATGTCACGATCAGATATTTCAGCCCTTTCATTGCCGTGAGATAAAAATGGGATTCCCCTGTGGGAAGCTCCAGCCAGTCAGAACCAGACACCCACCGGTTCATGATCGGCGTGGAAACACCGTTTCTTGTCAGCGTCACCGTGCGGTGTCCGTGTCTGGTGGTAATGGTGATCTTGTCGCCCTCCAGAATATCCCCGGTGATCCGGAGATAAGCTCCGGTGTCGGCGTTATAGATCGTCGGCGTTTCCACGATGCCGCCTTTGGCTTCCAGCGTGATCTCCATGCCGATGGTGTCGCCGTTGTTCTGTATGGTGATGCTGTTGTCGGTCCGATACACGCCCAGCGGCACACCGGGCTTTTCTGCAATAGCAAACGGAAACTTAAAACCGCTGACGATACTGCCGTGCTGCACAATGGTGTCCTGCGTACTGTAGAAGTATACGTCCGGACAGAGGATGCTGATCTGACCGGATACCGGCATATCAAACCGGGACGGCTCACAGGTTTCCACAACCCCCTCTGTATAGACATCGATGTTGGATGTCCGGTAATACACCTTGATGTATTCCGACGGCTTTGCCACACGATACAGCCTGTGCCGCCGTTTCTCCACGCCGACACCACGCATTTCAAAGGAAATGACGATATTCCGCTTTTCCAGAAACGCCCGGTTCAGCTGGCTGCCGTTCATGGTGGCATAGGTCGCTGTGCTGATCGTCGCACCGGGCGGGTCCAGTCCGGTGACTTTTGACATCATATAATGGTTTGCCGTTGTGCTCATGTCCAGCTGCTCTCCGGCGGCGTTTTCCAGAATCAAATGGTATTTCATGATGGTTCACCTCACCGGTTCAGTGCGTTGTTGGTCTGCCGATAGATCTCCAGACGGGACAGAGCCTTGGGGCTGTTGTTGGTCTGGTTCACCGTTCGGCTGTTGTCAGTCTTATAGTAGTTGTTGACGACAGCGGCATTTTTCCGGACGGCTGCCGTCATGGGATTCTGCTGCATTCGGTATGCTGCACCGGATGTCATGCCGTTCAGGCTCTCTACCGCAGTATTCCGCAGCTTGTCTGCCATGCTGCGGACAGACTTCACAGCGGACAGAGTGGAATCCTCAATGCCGATCGCAATGCCGGCAGGCAGGAACTTGCCGACCTCGTCACGCATCACCTTGGACGGCGACGCAATGCCGAAAAAGTCTTTCAGTCCGCCCAGTACACTGTCGCCGAATCCGGAGATCTTGTCCCCGATCCAGCCCACCATGTCACTGATACCGTTCCACAAGCCTTCCACCAGATCTCGTCCTACGTCCAGCATCATACCCGGCAGTTCCTTGATGTGATCCCAGATCGCACTGACAATGTCCGCTGCGGCAGAACCGATAGAGCCGAGGGAATTGCGGATGCCGTTGACAATGGAATCCCGCACTTCCAGCATCTTGCCGGGCAGCTTGCCCAGCAGTTCGCCCAGTGCTTCCATGATCTTTCCGAACAGCTCCCTGGACTTTTTCAACAGTTTCGGCACAGCGTCTACCACGGCATTCAGAATCGCACTGATGATCTGCGGCAGTGCATTGCCCAGAGCCACCAGAATTTCCGGAATCGCATCCACCAGAGCCATCAGCAGCTGAATGGCTGCGTCCAGAATGGTATCGATGTTGTTCGTGAAAAAGTCCACCAGCGTGGTGATGATGACCGGAATTGCAGCCACCAGTGCGTCAATGATCGTCGGCAGTGCGTCCACGATCGCCATAAGCAGTGTGATCGCCGCCTGCAGCAGTACCGGAACCGACGCTTGCAGGCAGTTCGTGATCGCTGTGAGGATCTGCGGCAGAGCTGCTGTCAGTGCGGTGATGAGCGTGGGCAAAGCATTCACAATTGCCATGAGCAGGGTCGTGGCAGCCTGTAACAGCTGCGGCACTGCACCGAGCAATGCTGTCACAATTGCTGTGATCAGCTGCGGCAGCATTGGCACAAGCGTGTTGACGATCATCGGTACAGCATCTACAATTGCCATGAGCAGTGTGATCGCCGCCTGCAGCAGCTGCGGCACAAAAGCAGTCAGCTGCGTGACGATGCTTCCGGCAATGGTGACGGCTGCTTCTGCGAACTGCGGTAAAAACGCTGTTATCGCCTGAATCAATTGCAGAATCATATCAGAAACAGTAGCCATCAGCGTAGGTGTACTCTGTGCAAGCCCCTGCATAATGCCTCCGAAAATCTGTGTTCCCATTTCCAGAAGCTGCGGAAGCAGGTCTGATGCCATAGAAGAAACGGTATCCACCAGCCCCGTAACGGCAGATGCAATGCCTTCCTCTGCCCCGTCCGCACCGGTGACCACATCCATGAAGGCGTCAGACAGTTCCTGCAATGCAGGAGATACGCCGAGGATCAGATTCGCCTTGAACCTGGTCATGGTGGTTTGCAGCGGCTCCATGGCAGCTCCTACGCCTGCCACAGCGTCCTGATAGTGGAGTGTTGCTTGCCGTGCATCAATAATGGACGCATTGTTCTCCCGATAGGTCTCTGCACTGTCGGCGTACAGTCCGTTCAGCGCGCTGATAATCAGCTGCTGCCGTTCCTGCTCATCGCCGCAGGCAGCCAGTGCCTCGTTGAATGCGTCCTCTGCACTCATTCCCTGGGATACGCCGCTCTGAAATGCGGACAGTGCCGCCGCATTGCCGCTGAGGGCATTTGTCCATGTGTCATTGCTGGCAGATGCCCAGTTGATCGCATCCGCCATTGTGCCGGTGATCTGTCCGACCTTCGCCGTTTCATTGACGCTCTCCGCCAGACCGTCCAGCGGAATGGAATCGCCGTACACCGCCCAGATACCGGTGGCACTGTCCAGAAGGCTGTACATGTCCTGCATGGATACGCCCAGCTTTGCAAAGTTGGAAATGGTGGTCGTGGTGGCGGTTTCGTCGCCCAGAACGCCGTACAGATCGGTGTACGCATCCGCGATAGAACCAGCATCCATGCCTGCCGCAGATGCGGCAGTGTCCAGCTTGGACATATTCTCCCGGTACTCCTGCGTAGATTCGCTGAGTTCGGCAAATGTGGAAATGGCATCGCCGATGGCACTCACCAGTGCAGTCAGACCGTTTCCGATAAAGGTCGCCACAGCCCCGTCCAGAACGGAAAAGCCGTCGCCGGAATCCCTGGCAGATTCGCCGAGGTCTTTTGTGCCGTCACCGGCATCCTCCGCTGCATCTCCCAGATCGTCCGCTGCATCGCTGAGTTCGCCGATCTCCTCGCTTGCCTCGCCGGAATCCTGTGCCGCCTGCTCCGCAGCATCGCCCAGATCTTCTGTGGCATCTGCCGCAGTATCCAGCTGGGAATCGTATCGTTTCAGTTCGATCTCTGTTGCTGCGATCTCACGCTGCAATGCGGCGAACTGCTCCTGTGAGATTTTTCCCTCTCCCAGCTGCTTTTCCGCCTGCACAGCTGCGTCCTTCAGCGTTTCCAGTTTCTCCTCTGTCTTGCTGATCGCCTGCGTCAGCAGTTCCTGCTTCTGGGCAAGCATTTCCGTGTTGGTAGGGTCCAGCTTCAGCAGCTTTTCCACATCCTTCAGCTGTGCCTGTGTGGAAGTAATGGACTTGTTCACGTCATGCAGGGATTCCGAAAGCTGCGTGGTGTCGCCGCCGATCTCAATGGTCAATCCCTTGATACGCCTATCATTTGCCACAGTACTTCACCCCCCTCAGAATGTGTCAAAATCCCGCTGTGTCGCACGGATCGGATAGTCATAATCATCGTTGGAACGCTCTGAAAACATATCGATCACCATGCCGTATGTCAGGACGTTCAAGTCCTCCATCGACAGTCCCAGCTCCACACACCGGAGCAGGAACAGTGCCGTCGTCATCGGGCGTTCTGTCGGACGTTCTTTTTTTTAAGGTCTACGTTTGTCTTTTGGCTGGCTGCCCACAGCTTTGCGATCTGCGGGAATGCACGCCAGACAGACATCATGCCGAACTGATCCAGCCATTCCTCCACCGTGTCCGGCACGCTGCTGTCCGCCGCCTTTGCCATCACATAGGCGATGTTCTCAAACGTGCTCATCTTGCCCAGATCTTTCAGATCGATCTGTGCTTTCTGCTGCTCACCGGTTCCCGCCGGCTTGTGGAACTGCTCTGTCAGATCTCCGATGTCAGAAAAAATGTCAGAGCCGGTCAGTGCCATGTACAGTCTTGGAACGGCGGCAGAGGCACGGAATTTCACCGGCTTGCCGTCGATCATGATCTTCTTTTCCAGCATTGCTTATTCCCCCGTTGCTTCTGTCACATTCGGTACATACACCGCCTTGTACCAGTTTGCGTATACCTCAGAATCCGTTCCCTCACAGGTACGGCACTTGACCAGACCATTGTCCAGTGCTGCGGCAGTGAAGGAGCAGGTTTCCGTTTTCGGTGTCTTGGTATCTGTGTTGGTTTCGCCCTCTACTGCGGTACGGGACGCTGTGCAGCAATACAGCACATGGCGGATGTGATTTACGTCGCCGTCGAACTCAAACAGCAGTGCAAACTGTTTCAGCTCTGCATCGTTCTTTTCCACCAGCACACCCTTCTGATCCAGAATCTCGCCCAGCACGTCCTTGCGAAATTCCAGCGACAACAGTGCCAGCTCCAAATCCCCCTCATAGCCGGAATTGTTGTTGATGACGTAGTACACACGGTTGTCCGCATAGAAGTTCTCCGGCTCGCCGGATGGGTTCACCGACAGCGACACGCCGCCGGGGATCCGCACCGGTGTGTCATATGTGGCATTGCCGTCATCATCAATATGGCACATCGCAAAATGCACCTTGTTCAAACCGAATTTTACCTTGTTTTTCTTTCCTGCTGCCATTTTATACGCCAGCCTCCTTCATTCTAAGTCAGACTTCCATTTCATACAGGACTTCATAGAGCCGTTCGCTCTCGATCCATGTTTCCGATTTTACATAGCTGATCTCGTGTGCGGTCAGGACATCTTCCACCCGCTGCTCTGCGTCCGGATCTTTCGTGTCCGTGTACAGTTCCACGTCCAGCTGCTTCCAGCTGTAATAGTTGATGTTGTCGGCGTGGAACGTATGCTCTCCCGGCGACAGGTACACCACAAACGGCGGCGGCGGACTTTCGCCCTCTGCGAAATGATGGTATGCACAGGGCAGTCCGATCTCCTGCATCATCGCCGTGATCTCTTCATAGGTCATACGCTCAGCCTCCCAACGCTTCTGTAATCAGGGTTTCCAGCATCTCTGCACCGTGTTCCTCTGCCGGAGCAACGTGCGGTCTGGCAGCCACACGCCCGCCATTCCGCTTTGCGTGTCCCTTTTCTAGCAGGTGTACGATCTGATACTTCCGGTTGTGTACGGACATATGCCGCATATGTGCCTTTTCTTCCACTACAGACGCACGCCAGCCCTTCCGGTATTTGCCGGTCTTGCCGTCAGGTGATGTGGTCACCAGTTCTTTTCGGACTGCCTTTGCCGTCTGTGTGACAGCGTCTTTCATGGCGTCCTCCGCCAGCTCCACATACTCCTCCAGCCCGTCCATCACCGCCGCTGCCAGATCGTCAATACCCACATTGCTCATCACATTCCACCAGCCTTTCCTGCTGCGACACCGCCGTGATCTGCACCAGATCGCCGCTGGTGTAGTACGGCATCACACCGGTAATGTTGTAGACCTCGCCGCCGAATAGGATCCGGTGGCGGTTGCTGCACAGTGCCGCTGTCGTGGCACTTTTCAGCACGATCGCTTTCATCGTCTGCCGCATGGACGTAACACCCGCCTCTGTTCCCTCCGTGGATGCAGTAATTGTCACGTTTGCCCACAGCTCCAAAAAATCCGTCCATGCACTGGTGTGGTTGCCGATGCGGTCTGTCACCGTTTCATTCTGCTGCACGGTGATACGCTGGTTTCTCTCTGCAATCGATACTGCCATCAGATCACTCCCTCCCGCTGTGCAAACAGCATTGCCCGCAGCGTCAGCAGCAGGGCGTTGTGGTCGGCGTTCTCCCGGTGGGTATACAGATAGGCGACGGCGTACAGCGTGGCAGTGTGACAGGTCTCCTCCTGCTCATACTGCTCTGCCGACACCCTGCCCACGTCCTGCACCGTCTGCTTTGCAGTCAGCAGCAGGGACTGGATCAGCTCATCGTCCTCGGAATGCTCCACACGGAGATAGTTCTTTGCCTCTTCCAGCGTCACCATACAGCACCTCCGTCACTTCACTGCCAGCAGCTTTACCGCCTCGGGCAGGATCAGCTTGCCGTCCACACGCTTGGATGCCAGGAAGCCCACCTGTCCGGTCATGGAGAACAGCTCGTCCAGACGCTTGAAGGTGATGCCCTGCCGGTCGCCGATCCAGTAGTAGCTGAAATCGCCGAAGGCAATGCCGGTCTTGCCGGACGCCAGAGCCGGGATGTAGCTGGAAGTCACATACGGGCGGTTCATGATCATGTCCGGCACGCCGGCAACCACAGACGGCTGCCAGATGTACTGCCCTGTGGTGTCCTTCACCTTGCGGAGTGCCTTGACAGTGGCGTCGTTCATCGCCCATGTGCCTTTCTTGCGGTACGGGCTTTTCAGGCTGTAGTACAGCTCCAGCATATCGTCAAAGGTCACGGATGCAGATGCAGCAGTCACACCAGTTTCTGCACCGTCGGTGGCGTTAAAGATACCGGTCGGCTTACTCTTGCCGTCACCAACCCAGAATGCCTCTTCTTCCTTGGTGCCCAGTCTGCGGCCGAACTCCTTGGAGATGTACGCTTCCAGATCAAAGGCAGCATCATTGAGCAGCTCTGTGGAAACCTTCAGTGCCGTACCCACCTTGTACGCACCCAGGGACTTCTGTCCGAAGGTATCGTCCGACAGCGGGAAGGTGCCTTCCTCGTCGATCCACGATGCCTCGCCCTTGTCGCTGACAATGGGAATCTTCCGGTCGCCGGATGCTGTGGTGATCACGGTCGCCAGTGTACGGAACACGTTCTCCTCCTCCAGTGCCTCGATCAGCTGACGCTCGAACTCGCTGGGGACAAGATAGCCGCCTTCGGTGTCCGTTCCCACCTGCAATGCGTTCTGCACCGCAGCGGTATAGTGCTTGTTTCGGACCGCATCCCAGAACGCCTGCTTGTACGATGCAGACGCAGTGCCTGTGCCGGCAGCCTTGCCGCTGCGGGGTTCGCCCAGAATGGGATCAGCGGCGGCATTCATGGCTGCCTCCAGCTCGTTGGCACGTTCCAGACGGGCAATGTCGTTGCCCAGATCGGTCAGTTCCTTCTCCATGGTCTCATATGCGGCAGCGTCTGCCTCGCTCATTCTGCCGTTGTGGGTCTTGGAATCCAGAAATGTTCTGGCGGTGTCCCACTTTGCAGCACGCTCCTGCCGGAGTGCTGTCAGACGCTGCATTCTCTCTGTCATAGTCATTCGCCTTTCCTCCTTACGGTTTCAGTAGGTTCAACCGTGCACGCAGCTGTGCAGCGTCCACGGTTCTGTCGCTTTTGCTCTGCCCCAGCTTTGCCAGAAACGACTGCATCGTCTGTTTCCGGGAATACGCCTGTGCAGGGGGTTCTTTCTTGTCGGGTTCGTCCGGCTCTTCCTCCGGCTCTTCTTCGGGTTCGTCCGGATTTTCTTCGGGCTCTTCTTCGGGTTCGTCTTCCTCCGGCTTTTTGTCTGGATCGTCCTCGGCGAACAGGATGCCGTCCACGAATCCCAGCCGCATTGCCTCGTTGGCGTTCAGCCACGTTTCCGCATCCATCATCTTTGCCAGACGATTCCGGGACAGTCCGGTCTTTGCCGCATAGGCGTTCAGAATGGATTCCTTGACTTCCTCCAGCACGGCGATCGCCTGCTCCATGTCCTTTTTCTCGCCGGCTGCCATGGTGGACGGATTGTGGATCATCAGCATTCCCACCGGACTGATGAGCGTAGTGTCCCCTGCCATTGCCACCACCGATGCAGCAGATGCGGCAATGCCGTGGATCTTCACCGTGACCTTGCCGGGGTGATTCCGCAGCATGGTGTAGATCTGTGCCGCTGCGAACACGTCCCCGCCCGGCGAGTTGATCCAGACGGTCACATCTCCGGTGTGCTGTTTCAGCTCTGCCTGAAATGCGGCAGGCGTGACTTCATCGCCCCACCAGGTCTCGCTGGCAATGGCACCGTCCAGATACAGCTCGCTCTCGCCGTCTGCATCGTTCCGCAGCCAGTTCCAAAACTTCTTCATTTGCTTTCACCTCCATTTGCAAACGCTCCGGCATCTTGCAGCTTGGTAAAGCTGCCGTTCACCAGATACAGGTCGCCGCCTTCCTCTGCCGGAATGCGGTTTTCGTCCTCACGCTCCCGAATGTCGTTGGCAGACATCCAGCCGTTCTGCCGTGCGGTCGCATAGCCCTGCATCCGGCTGTTATAGTCGCCCCGGAGCATTCCGTCTACGTTAAACTTTGCGAAATACCGCCGTTCCTGGGGCAGGAGCAGGGAACGCTGAATTTCCTGCTCCCACCGGGTCAGCCACGGCATCAGCGTGAACTGCACAAACTCCAGGGACTGCTGCTCGATGTTGGAAAACGTGGCGTGATCCAGATCGCCGATCATGTGCAGCGGCACCCGGTACAGCCGGGCGATCTCCTCGATCTGGAACTTCCTTGTCTCCAGAAACTGCGAATCCTGGGGTGTCATGGAAATGGGCTGGTAGTCCATGCCCTCTTCCAGCACGGCGGTCTTGTGGGAGTTCCCTGCTCCGCCGTAAGCCTTTTCCCATGCGTCACGCACCTTCTGTGGATCTTTCAGCACGCCCGGATGTTTCAGCACGCCGCTGGGTGCTGCCCCGTTGGCAAAGAAGCTGGAGCCGTACTGGTCGCAGTCCAGAGCCAGACCGATGGCGTTCCGTGCCAGAGCGATGGGCGAATAGCCCACCAGTCCGTCAAACCCCATGCCGGGGATATGCAGCACGTCAAAATCATACAGCCGGATCTCGCCCTGTTCTCTGAAATTGGGGTTCGCATCATCATAGCGGCGGTAAAGATAGACCAGCTCGCCGCTGTCCTCCCGTTCCACACGGACACGGTTCGCCGCCAGCGGATACAGCCCCAGCACCTCGCCCCGACCGTTGCGGATGATCTGGGCGTAGGCGTTGCCGTAAATGAGCAGGTGCGTCATCAGCACCTCCCGGAACGTGTACGAGGTCATTTCCGGATTGGGCTGGTCATGCAGCACCTTGTACAGCGGATGCTGCACTGCCGGCTCTTTGCCGTGTTCCGTCCGCTCGTACAGATGCAGGGGCAGCTGTGCCACGGATTCCGCCAGCACCTTGATACAAGCGTACACCGCCGACTGCTGCATCGCCGTAAAGGGATTGACCTCTGCACCGCTTTTCGACCGCCCGAACCAATAGGCATAGGACGGGCTGTGGTAGTAGTTCTTCGGCTTATCTCTGGACTTGAACAGTCCTGTAAAAATTCCCATGTGTCATCACCTCAAAAAACCAGCAATTCTCGTTCATCGTACACGCTGCTCTCTGTATCATCTCTGTGCCGGATACAGCGATCCAGTGCCATGACCAGTGCCACGATGCCGTCGATCTTCTCCGTGGACTTTTCCTTGTCCGGTTTGATGTTCCCGGCTGGATCACGCCGGACGACAGCGTTTCCTGCCATCCACCGCAGCACCGGATTGCCGCCGTGCTGAATGCGTTTCTCCAGCAGCAGCCGTATCAGCTCCTTGGACGGCGGGCTCATGTCACGAAAGCCCTGTCCGAACTGTACCATGGTAAAGCCCATGTCCTCTAAGTCCTGTGCCATCTGCACCGCACCCCAGCGGTCAAAGGCGATCTCCTTGATGTGAAACCGCCGTCCCAGATCGTCAATGAACTGCTCAATAAAGCCGTAGTGTACCACGTTGCCCTCGGTGGTGCAGATATAGCCCTGCTTTTCCCAGACATCGTACATGACGTGGTCACGCCGGACACGCAGGTCGAGGGTGTCCTCCGGCAGCCAGAAGTATGGCAGCACGATGTAGGGTGCGTCCTCGTTCTCCGGCGGAAACACCAGCACAAATGCCGTGATGTCGGTTGTGCTGGACAAGTCCAGTCCGGCATAGCACGTTCTGCCCTCCAGTGCCGCCATGTCAATGGGCGTGCTGCCCCAGTCAAAGACGTGTTCCGGGATCCAGCCCACTGTAGAAGATGTCCACATATTCAGCCGCAGCTGCTTGAAGTTGTTCTCGTCCGCCGGATTGTCCAGTGCCTGCCGGTACAGATTCCGGACACGATCGATCTGAATGGTGTGTCCCAGCGAAGGGTTCGCCTTGTACCAGTTCTTTTCGTCGTTCCAGTCTGCGTCGTCCGGCAAGCCATACACCACCGGATAATAGGTGGGGTCTGCCTTTCTGCCGTGGAGAATGTCCAGTGCCAGCTGATGCTGTTCCCAGCACACACTGTTCCGGTCGTTCCCGGCGGTAGTGATAGCGAAGAACAGCGGCTGCTCTCTGGCGTCGCCGGAGCCCTTGGTCATAACGTCCCAGAGCTTCCGGTTCGGCTGTGCGTGCAGCTCGTCAAACACCAGACCGGACACATTCAGCCCGTGCTTGGTGCCGACCTCGGCGGACAGCACCTGATAGAATCCGGCATTGCTGTAGTTCACCACACGCTTGACAGAATCTATGACCTTCGACCGCTTTTCCAGTGCCGGCGACTGTGCGATCATCTGCTTTGCCACGTCGTAGACGATAGATGCCTGCTGCCGGTCTGCGGCACAGCCGTACACCTCGGCGGACGGTTCGTTGTCCCCGTACAGCAGGTACAGGGCGACCGCTGCCGCCAGTTCTGACTTGCCGTTTTTCTTGGGGATCTCCACATACGCCGTGAGAAACTGCCGCTTTCCGTTTTCTTTGACGATGCCGAACACGTCCCGGATGATCTGCTCCTGCCACGGCAGCAGCCAGAACCGCTTGCCTGCCCATTTTCCCTTGGTGTGCCGGAGGTTTTCGATAAACGCCACAGCCCGGTCTGCCTTTTTGGCGTCATAATGGGACGTGGGGAGCATGAATCCGGACGGCTCGTAGTGCTCCAGACGGGGAAATTCCGCCGGACGCAGGTCGTTTTTTCCCATCATCCGTCACCGCCCAGCAGCATTTCCATGTCGTCCGCCTCGGATTCCGGTGCATTTGCCGCCACAATCCGGCTGCGGCTGGACGGTGTCAGACCAAATTCCGTGCAGAATTTCAGCATGGTTTTCAGACTTGCCTGTGCAATGGACACCCACGGGGTCTGCTGCTGATAGCCGTTGGGTGTCTCGAAGGTGCTGCCCTCTGCGGCAATGTGTGCCTTGGCATCCACCCAGTCGGCATAGGACTGGCAATAGCCGGCGAAAGCGGCACGATCCACCTGTGTGAGCAGTCCGGCTTGCTCCAGAAACGGCACAAGCCTTTTCCACTCCCGCTTTGCCTCTTTGCTCAGCCACGCCGGACACTTCGGGACAGATGCGTCCGGTTTCGGCTCGTTGGGGTTCAGCTGTCGCTTGCCCGGATTGCCCTCCAGCACCTTCAAGCTCGTGGGTTTCGGTTTTCTTCCTGCCATTTCGTGTCACCTCCTGCCGTTTTCCGCCGGATACCCCCCTCTTTTCATTTTGCGAACTCTCACACGGAGTTGGGCGCCGGTCTTTTCATAGCCTGCCTTGGAGAGATTTTGATACCCCCTCCCCCTAATACTCGTAGGTCGGGCGGCTGTCCTCCTCGCCGGTTTTCCTGTCGTGGCAAGCCTTGCACAATGTCTGCCAGTTGCTCTCGTCCCAGAACAGCTGCTCCCTGCCTCTGTGGGGGACGATGTGGTCTACCACCTGTGCCGGTCTGCCGCACCGGACACACAGGGGATGCTGCCGCAGATACTGTCTGCTGATCCGCTGCCACCGGCTGGTGTAGCCACGCTTGACGGCAGATGGTCGGTCAGGATGCAGCTGCTTGTGTTTGTCACAGTACTTGCTGCCGCCTACCGGAATCAGCACCGGACAGCCAGGGTGGCGGCACTGGGTACGCTGTTTATATGGCATCGGATCACGCTCCTTTCCGGCATGCAAAAACCGCCGAAGGTCACCCTTGCAGCGGTTCTTGTCAGTATTTCATGTTATTATTATAACACAGGTGGTATGTATCAAACAAGACCATTTTTTATTTGTCAAGCAAAAGCTCCAGTGCTTTTCGGTGCATTCTGACAGATGTCATATGCGATACATACAACTGCTCATTGACCTGTTCCCATTTCAAGCCATCCACGTACCGCAGCCGCAGCAGCTCTCCCAGTTTCGGCGGCAGCTGACGCACGGCACGCTCTATCTCTGCGGCTTTCTCCGCCCACGCGGCAGTAGTTTCCTCGTACTCCGCAGACAGCTGTTCCAACGCCTCTACATATCGTTGCTGCCGTGACAACGGCTCGCCTCTGCTTCGTGGAGCGTCGCCACCGTATCGGATGCCGCTGATGCCTGCCGCATCTTCTCGTAGCTCTGCGATGCGTTTCTTAACCGATATTCGTGCAAGCGATGCACTCCGGCACTGCTGTAGTGTTTCTTTGGTCATTCTCTCTCCTCCAGTTCCGGCAGCCCGACCCGCCGCCGTTCCTCATTGCACACCTGCCGCAGGTCAACGCTGTGCATCGTCAGTGCTGCATAGTACGGCGTAAACAGTTCCCGTTCCACCGCCTTCAGCTGTGCCAGATCGTTGTCGCTTCGTGATCTGGCGTACCGCTGCAACGCACTGCGATATTTGTTCATCTGCAACCGCAGGACGTGTTCTGCGATCCGCAGACAGCCCTCATTGCTCCGGCACAGAACGTCGCCGCCGTCGTCTTTGCGATACTCCGGGCAAGCCGTCACGCAGTACGTTTCGTACACGTCGTCTGCCGAACCGTTACCCTTTGCCGTGTGCTTTCTCTCCGCCGTCCAGCCCTCCACCGGCTGGAATGCTCTCGACCAGCTACACCCCGCATCTTTGATGGGGTCAGCGTTTTTGCACTTCCAGCAGAGCGTGGCTTTCTTGATTTGCTTGTTTTCCATGTGAATCCACTCCTTTTTTGGTTTAACGCTCGGTTAACGCCCGCGTGCGTTAAAAAACTTTAGTATGTGTTTCCAATGCTTGGTCACCTCAATCATTCTGCGTAAACTTAATAGGCTGGATCATCTCCGGCAGGAAGTTGATCTCGTAATGATACGGATCAACGTGTGCTCCACTGATGTCCTCTACTGTGTAGATCGTCCAGTTGTTCAGGTAGACATAATCCACCTTGTACTGATTCTCGGCAACTTCAAGCGTGATAACAAGCTCGTTGTCGCTGTTGTTGGACAGGGAAAAGTATCCGATCAGTTCCAAGATCGGCTTGTCCGTTCTGGCATTGATGACAGACAAACGCCGCTCTACGTTGAAATAGTCTGCCTCTTTCTGCACGTTGTACGTTGCTCTTTCCGCCTCTGTGCATCCTGTCATAGATGCAGCCATCATGCACACAGCAGTTACAGCTGCAATAATTCTTTTCTTCATGTATAGTCCTCCTTGTTTTGTCTTTTCACTCGGTTTATGCTCGGTCAACGCTCGCGTGCGTTAGGCTTACGCTCGGCGGGCGTTAGCGTTTCTTCCGGTTCTCCCGATACTGTTTCTGATACGCTTTCCGCCGGCGTATGGCACAGGCGTTGCAGAATCTCCGGTCACCTTTCACGCCGATCAGTGGCTTGCCGCAGGTTTCGCAGGGTTTGGTGGTCATGGCTGTGCCTCCTTCGCTTTGCGTATTCTCGCTTTCAGACTGTCGATCAGGGCGTCCTGCGTCGCGTTCTTGTCCTGCAGGGCAGCAAGGACATCGTCGTCCCGTGTACCGGTCACTGCAAGGTGATGCACGAAAACCGTAGCCGTCTGCCCCTGCCGGTGCAGCCGCTTGTTTGCCTGCTGATACAGTTCCAAGGACCAGTTCAGTCCGAACCAGACCACGTGGTTTCCGCCCTGCTGCAAATTCAGCCCGTAGGCACAAGATGCCGGGTGTGCCAGCAGAATGTCGATCTGACGGGCGTTCCAGTCCGCTGCGTCCTGTGCATTTTGCAGTACACGGACACGCAGCTTAGATCCCGCCAGCAACGTAGTGATCCGTGTGACGTCATGCCGGAAATTGTAAAACACCAGTGCCGGTGCCCCGTGCAGCTGCTCCAGAAGCTCCTCAAACGCCTCCAGCTTGCACCGGTGGATCTCTACCGCACTGCGGTTCTCGTCGTATACAGCCCCGTTACACAGCTGCAGCAGCTTGTTGGACAACGCTGCCGCCGATCCGGCATCGATCGTAGTTTCATCCACCTCCAGCAGCATTTCCCTTTCCAGCTGCTGATACGCTTTCGCCGCCTTACTGTCCAGTTGCACCGGGATCGTGTCATACACCAATTCCGGCAGCTGCAAATAATCCTCGGCTTTCATGCTGATGCAGATGTCGCCGATCTTGTCCTGTATGGCCTTCTGTGCATCTTCCTTCGCCTCATAGGTCGTGAAGTGTCCGCCGTGGGTATTGCTGTTGAAATACATCTCCCGAAATCCGGTGACAGTCCGCCCCAGACGGATACCGCCGTCCAGCAGATACAGCTGTGCCCACAGATCCTGAATGCTGTTCGGTGCCGGTGTGCCGGTCAGTTCGATCAGCCGCTGCACATGAGGCCGGATCCACGTCAAAGATTTAAATCGCTTTGCCTTGCTGGATTTGAAACTGCTGCTTTCGTCGATAACGATCATGTCAAACGGCCATGCGTTTTTGAAATAATCCACCAGCCAGACGACATTCTCCCGATTCGTGATGTAGACATCTGCCGGACTGCACGCTGCACGGATCCGCTTCTGTGTGCTGCCCAGAATCATGGAGAACCGCAGGTGCCGCAGATGATCCCACTTCGCCGCCTCTGTGTCCCATGTAGCTTCGGCAACTTTCTTCGGGGCGATGATCAGACACCTGCACACCTGCAGCCGATTATAGATCAGCTCCTGTACGGCGGTCAATGTGATCACCGTTTTTCCCAGCCCCATATCCAGAAACAGCCCCAGTGCCCGATCGGATACGATCCGGTCAATGCAGTACTGCTGGTAGGGGTGCGGCGTGAACTTCATTCCGGCAGTCCATACGCGGTGCTATGCTTTTGCATGAACTTGTCCACCTCCTCCTGTGTACTCAGCACATAGACTTTCGTGCCGACCGCAGCCAGCCGCTTTATCTGCAGCTGCTGGGATTTGGATAGATTGCCTTTTCGCCCCGGGGCTTTCAGCTCCACCGGCACGATCCCGCCGCCCGGGAAAAATACCAGACGGTCAGGTACGCCGCAGCAGCCCGGCGACGTCCACTTGTATGCCCTGCCGCCGATACGCCGTACACAGCGGCAAAGATAGCGTTCCACTTGTTTTTCATCGTCCATGTCAATCCTCGCTTTCGTTTTGTGATCTCACGCACGCACGCGTATACATACACGCATCAGGCGTATTAGATATATTATATATCCCTCTATTCCCCTATTTTATATATCCATATATAAAATAAAGTTACAAGGTTACATTATAGGAATAAGTACGCATTTTCGGTGCATTTTCGTGTAACTGCCTTTTGTAATATGTAACTTTTCATAAATTAGTCAAAGTTACATTTTTCAAAGAAGGTTACACCGGATAAATCCTTTTTGTACACCGTATGCACAGCCTACTCTCATGGTTTTCTGGCATCTTTCCCACCCCGGGATCCTAGCCAGAATTGCATTGATCTCCGCCGCATCAGACCTCCGGAAATAGCGGATCTCGCCGCCGAACGCCTCGCACCAGATCTCAACAGCACATACCCGCTCCCGACGTTTCAGTTTCGTCTTTTCCTTGTCATTGGCGAAGCCGCCCGCCCAGTACATCTTATGCTCAAACAGCGTCCGTTTCTCCCAGTCCTCCGGAATCTCCCGATCCAGAAAGTCCCGGATAACGCCCTCTTTCGCACTGTGCTCGCTGTGTTCTTCCTGTGCCTGCTTTGCGTACGCCTCTACCTCCGGCAGCAGATACAGCTTTTCGCCGTTGTGCCACAGTGTGAGTGCCTCTGCCCAGATCTGCGGCACATTCGCCGCCAGTTCCGTAAATACGCTTTTCGCCGGCTGCTGTACACCGCACTCCACCGGCCAGAAACGCCGGTTTCCCGTATGGTCCCGCAGGAATTCTTCTTCGTTGGTCGTGCCGAAGAATACGCATCTTCTGGGGTACCGCCCCGTTCGTCTGCCGTAAGGCTCCCGAAAAATGTCCTCCTGCTTGGATAAAAACTGCTTGATCTTGTTGTCGTCTGCCTTGGACATTCCCACCAGTTCCGCAAGCTCCATGATCCAAGATCCCTGTATGGTTTCGTATGCATCCTTTCCGTCAAACGTTGTCAGACTGTCGTTGAACCACTTCGGTGCCAGCAGCCGCAGCAGCGTGGATTTTCCCAGCCCCTGCGGACCTGCCAGAACCGGCATATAGTCGTACTTGATGCCGGGGATCATGGCACGTGCCACTGCCGCAGTCAGGGACGTTCTCGCCACAGCACGGGTATAAGCACTGTCTGCGGCTCCCAGATAGTCGATGTACAAGGTTTCCACTCTCGGCACGCCGTCCCATTCCGGAAGGCCTTTCAGATAATCCTGCACGGCATTGATCTTGTTTCGGTGACAGCACAGGCTCACCGCATCGCTGATCCGGTCCTTTCCGGTCACGGCGTATACCTTTTCGATGTAGTGCCGCAGTCCGGCATCGTCATTGTCCGTCCAGTCCCGCACCTCCGGACTATCGTTCCAAGGCAGTGCACCCAAGCACAGGATCCGGTTGGAAAATTCCTCGAAAACAAACTTTCCTTTCAGATTCGGATCGTTCTCCAGAATAATCAGTACGTTGTCTGTGGTTTTCAGGGGCTTTCCGGATTCAGAATGCACCTGCAGCAGCTGCATCCAGTCCGCATTTTCCGCAGGTGCAGCCCCGAATGCCGCCGTAGCAGTGGCGTACCGTTCCTGCAGCAGCAGTTGTGCTACGCCGGTGTCTTTGACCGCATAATCACACGCCGCCTGATAGGACGGCAGCTTGTTTGTCGGCGTATCCGGCTTTGCATCGCTGTCCTTGTCGCCGAACAGGTGCAGCCGCATCAGATCAAACGCATTGCACAGCTTGCCGCCTGCCGGATCGTGTGCGTGATGGGAAAAGAGAAACTTGCCGCCCTCATAGACCACCGCACCGCCGGTAGTTGTGCCGCCGGCATAGGTGAAGCGATCTCCGGTATCACACACCGTGTACTTGTCCGGCAGGAGTTCTGCAATGACCTTGTACACGTCATATATCCGGCAGAACGCCCCTACCACGCCGGACTTCTCTGTCGGATCCGCCTGCTTGGTTCCCCGCGGGATTTTCGGTGCAGTCAGCCCCGCCCACTGTTTCACGTCCCGCCAGTCGGCGTACATTCCCAGAATGCCGTCGGGATCGGCGAAATACTTGTCCCCGTAGGTGTAGACGTAGGTACTGTCCGCACAGCACGACGGCCAGTACATCAGCCGTGATGCCTCAAAGGTCGTCGGATCGCACTGTTCCATGCCGATGTACTCTGCCAGTTTCCGTGCGATCGGCTCGTATTCGTCCGCCGTGCACGTTCTGGACAGCGGGATCAGCACACGCAGTCTGGGTGCCGCTTCACTGTGTTTTCGGGTGGAGTACACGCAGTAGGCACAGTTCAGTCCCTCGATCCGCTGCAGGACTCCCTGCGTACCGCCGGGAGCGATATTGTCCATATCCAGTGTGACGACCTCTCTGCCTGTCACTGCGGACGCTTTCCGCTGCCTGCCCTCCAGTGTGCCGGCAACGTAGCCGCCTACATCTTTCAGGCTGTCCTGTTTGGGCTTCGGCAGCTTCAGATATTCCTCCAGCGTTTCCGTTCCCCGCATAGGCGTTGCAAGCTTCGCCACGAGTTCTGACCACCGCAGCTGCTGGGCATTCCACTGCGTGGCTTTCCGGCTGCTGCCGGTGGTTATGGTAATCTTTCTGTCGTTTTGCATTCGTCAGCACCACCTAATCCTTTTTGTAATAGTCCCCCACGAATCCGGCGGCATTGAGTACCAGCCCCGCCGCCCACGGGATCGGCTGCCGCATCAGTTCACACGCCGCCTGCAGATCCGCACGTTCTTCCGGACAGTCGATCACCGCCTCATCGTGAATGTGCATGACCGTCTGATAGCCGGCATCTTCCAGCCGCTGCAGCGTCACTGCAAGGCAGTCCCTTGCAATCGCCTGCACAATGTTTTCTGTCAGCTTGCCGCCGTAGGTTTCCAGATCCGCCCACTTTTTACCTGCCTGACTTACGCCGTAATAGTGCAGGCTGTCGCCGTCAAACCGGTTCTTCCCGATATGCGGACGGGCATAGAACAGCTTTCTTCCGGACGGAAGCTGCACGGTCAGAAAATCCTGCTTTGTTGCAAAGTCGCCCTCTCTGCGGAAGATACAGCCGTTTACGCCCACCGGTGTACACGTCTGCACTGCCTGCAAAGCGGCGTTCTCCAGCTGGTACCACAGTCTTGTGATGTTCGGGTTCGCCTTTCTCCAGCGGTGTACAATGTCCGGCAGCTCTTCCTCAGACAGCCCCATTTTTAAAGCTCCCATGTTGATCAGAGCACCGGCGGAACCGCCGTACCCCAATGCCAGTTCTGCGATCTTTCCCTTTTGCCGCAGTGCGTATTCCGGATTGCCCTTTTTGATTTTTTCAATAGGTACACTGAACATTGCCGATGCCGAAGCTTCGTAGATCCTTCCGTGCGTGCGGAACACCTCCTGCCGCCATGTTTCCTTTGCAAGCCATGCGATCACACGGGCTTCGATCGCTGAAAAGTCCGCCACAACAAATTTGCAGCCCTTTGCCGGAACGAAAGCTGTCCGGATCAGCTGGGACAGCGTGTCCGGCACATTGCCGAAGGTCAGAGCGATCATTTCCGTGTCCCGTCCCTTTACCATATCTCTGGCAAGGTCCAGTTCCTCGATGTAATTGCGGGGAAGATTCTGTGCCTGCACCAGCCGCCCTGCCCAGCGTCCGGTACGGTTCGCCCCGTAGAATTGCAGCAGTCCCCGAACACGCCCGTCTTTGCAAACGCTTTTCACCATTGCCTCGTACTTCTTTACCGAGGACTTCCCCAGCTCCTGCCGTATCTCCAGTACCCGCCGCACCTTTGCGGGCAGCTCCGATCTTGCAAGCAGTTCCTTGACGGTTTCCTTGTCCAAGGATTCCACCGTCAGTCCGGTCTGTGTTTCAACCCAGCCTTTCAGCTGCCCTACTGCGTTCGGGTTTTCCAGTCCGGTCAGCGTTACCGCCTCCTGCATCAGATCGGAAGTGACCGCACCGGCGATGTGCAGTGCCCCGTCGATCAGATCCATGTCCAGCCGGATACCGGCAGCGTTGATCCGCTGATCCAGTTCCCACTCCCGCTGCACCTGTTCCGGCACAGGGAATGCGGACAGCCGTCTTTCAATTGCCATTTCCGTCACCACGTCCTGTTTGCAGTACTCCCGAAACAGCCGCCACTTTTCCGGCTCGTGGCGGGGCAAAACCCGAGAGGTCGGGTTTCTTGCGTTCGGGGTGTGCGGCGTGCAGAACGTCCGGATCAGAGCCTTGCCCGTGGCAAGCTTACGCTTTTCCTGCGGCAGCCCTAACGCCTCGCCGGTTGCGGCAAGTCCGGCGGTATACCCGCAGTACAGACCGTGCAGCTGTGTACAACGCCACTGAGAAAGCCACGACAGCGGCTCGATCTGAAAATACTTTGACAGACAATACCACTCAAATGCTGCATTGTATGCGTGATTCTGTACATTTGGATCAAACACCGCCTGCACGATTTCTTCCGGCAGAGATTCTCCGCACGCCAAGTCGATGATGTTTACATCGCCACCGTCTACGCTGTAAGCAAACAGCAGTATCTCAAAATCATCGGACTGCACATATTTGTACAGTCCGGATTTCGTGATGTCTACACTGCTATAGGTTTCGATGTCGATGCTCAGATGCCGGCTCATGCACCGTAAATGGGCTGACCGGTGATCGGATCAACCGCTGTGTACTGCGGTGCCGGTGCCGCCTGCGGATACTGCCCTGCATAGGGGTTCTGCATCGGCTGTGCATAGCCCTGCGGCTGTACAGGAGCACTTACCGCAGGTGCAGCCGCGCCGGCATAGGCGTTTGCACCGCCAAAGGCATCTGCTGCGGACACATGGCCACCCAAGGGCTCGCCGTCCTCCAGCTTTTGTACCGCCTCCAGACCGCAGCCGATCCCACGCTTGCCGGAGAAGTTGTAGGCGTAGAACGATACGCACACACGGGCGTACATACCGCTGTAGATGTCGCCGGCATTGACGACAGGGTTCTGACCAATATCCACGATCGGCACCGGATTCTTGTTTCCGGCAGTGAATACCCAGTGCCCCTTGCACTCTGCCCCGAAGGGTTCCCCGTTCGGACGAACACCGTCCCCGTCATAGATCGGGCTTTCGATCTTCGGCGGCATTACGCCGTTCCACTTTGCCCCGACACCGGCGTTGACCGCTGCCTGATAAGCGGCGTCCAGACGAGCCTTTGTGGCAACGTCAGACTTCGGCAGCAGTATGGTTACACCGTACTTCGGGTTGCTGCCGTCCGGAGCACTGCTGTGGGGCTGATTGAGGTGTACGTAAGAAAGTCTTACCTTGTCCGTTGTAAACTGATTTGCATTCAAACTCATGATATTTTTCCTCCAAACATTTCTTCTAATTTCTTCTTTGCATACGGTCTGCGTTTGTCTGCTGCCGGCACGACCGTAGGCTTTCCCGGCGGCTTCACGATGTAATCGCCGATCAGTTCCGTCAGGTGCTTTTTGCCGCACAGTTTTTCCAGTGCCGTCAGATTCAGCGGCTTTCTTTCGTACAGCAATGCGGCATCATAGCCGGACTGTTCCAGTACCTGAAATGCAGCATCAGTATCTGTGAGAGTGCGGTTCGACCTGCCCTCCACAAGCTTCCAGCCGGGGATCTCCTTGCCGGCGATCAGCTGCCTTTCGGCGTATTCCTCCAAGGACTTTACCCAGCTTTGCAGGGACTGTGCCGCTGTGAGGATGCTGCCGATCTCTGCATCAGACAGCAGGGTATCCGTTTGCCGCTTGCCGATCTCCAGCATCTGTACCGCCCGTGCACGGCACTGTGCCTTTGCCCGACAGAACCGGCACCAGTCCCCTGCGTGGAATTCTCCGGTGCCTTTTGCCGCCTGTTCTGCAAGCGGCTTTACCCGATCGCCCCACTGCTGCAATTCGTCAGCGGTCAGACTATCTGTGGAGATGTTGTCGAGCCGTGGCTGTACAATGTGCATCTGCACCTGTCTGATCGTGTACAGCAGACTGTACTCCTGTACGGCACCGAGGGCATACAGCCGCAGTTGCGGGTTGTTCTCCGCCGACACTGCCACACCTTTCCCGTATTTCAGGTCTACGATGTGCAGCGTGTCGTCATACAGGATCACACAGTCCCCTGTACCGAATCCGGCAGGGACAATCTGGGAAAAGTCCAGCCGCTTTTCTACGACTACATACGGCGTTCCGGCAAACGCCATGCACAAGCTGCGTATGTAGTCCACGTAGGTGTCTGTGTAGCCGTCCATTTCCCGCTGATACAGCTCGTCCGACTGGATCTCTGCCAGCCGCTGCTTGTACGCCGAGGGCTTCATGATCTCGAACTGCTTACGCAGTTTCAGCTCTGCCAGACTGTGGGCAAGCGTTCCCTCAGCGGCATAGCTGCCGGCAGTGTCGGGAAACTGTTTCTCCAGTGCAGCGGACGGGGTGCAGTTTATCCACCGATGTGCACCGGATGCGGATAAGAATGCGTGTTCTTCCGGCATCAGATCTGCCCTCCCATCTGCCGCAGTCTTCCGGCAAACTCTGCCCGACGGTTCTCCGGAACAGAGGCAAGCCCTGCCGGTGCACCGAACTCCGCCAGCAGTGCCTGCAGCTCCGGCTGCTTGCCTGCTTCCATCAGAGGACGGCAGGCGATCGCAAGATCGTTTACGCTGTAGGCACGCACCTGTGTGGGAATGCCGGTCGGCAACGGTTCCTGCTGTACCGGCACCGCAGTGTTAACGGGAACGGCTGTCGGAGCCGGTACGGCCGCAGGCTGCGGAGCTGCGACCGGAGCCGGCTGCGAAGATGCTGTCGGCAGCGGTTCAGACTGCAAGGGCGGTGCCGGCGGATTCAGGGGCTTGCTGCCCGCCAGCAGACCGGCGATCGCCGCCGCCTGTTCCGGTGTGACTGTCAGTGTCATTGTGATTTCCATGATGTTTTACCTCCGTAAAATTGATTATATTGCAACACCATTTACAGGTGTAGCCGTCGTTTTCGATACTGCCGCAGTAAGGACAGCGTATAGGGATACTAGTTTCCCAAGGAAAGCCCAAAAGCATCACCGTCTTTCATAGATACGCCTGTGATCTTAGACAAAAGAGCGGCGTTCTTCCGGCAGCGTTCCGCTGTTCTGGCGGATTCCGGTGGCAGGCGTTCTGCCCGTCTGTGTAAGTACACAAGCAGCTCCTGCACTTCGGTTTCCTCGCTGTTCTCTTTCATAAGGCGAAACAACTGCCGAGCCTTCTTCTGCGTTACCGGAAAGAACGTTTCCAGACAGAGCGTCAGCCTGCCGCAGGGGTAGTGGACGGTAAACGCCCCGTTCGTCTGCCCGATGTGTTTCTCAGCCACGCTTACATGCCTCCTCGACAGCCGCTTTTTCCTTGTCAGCTATGACTGCTTTGTCGAAGTCAGCGATCAGCCGCCGCAGAATGTCCCGCATCATCACCTTGTCCAGCGTGTCGTCGTGCCGGATACTCTCGATCGCTGTCGCGTAGACGTATGAGTCTGAGTGGCAGGTTACAGTTTTCTTGGTTTTCATTTGACAAATTCCTCCGTTCGTGGTATGATAAGTATGGTTATTTTTTACCTATGCCCCTGTTACCGGTTGCCGCCGGTGCAGGGGTTTTCTTTGTGCTGCCGCCAGCCGCTGTGCCGCACGACGTCATACGCCGCAGCCTCTTCCAGCGCGATGCGGATATGCTTCAGACGGGCGGTCAGCTCCGTTCCCTGCTGATTCAGATAGCGGATGTACTCCTGTAGCGTGTCCTGTTCCTGCTGTACCTGCTCCTGTACCTGCTGTACCTGATTTTCTGCGGTCTGTGCCTTGACAGTACCTACTTCTGCGGTCTTTTCCTGTTCTGCCATTGTCTTTTCCTCCTTGTGTTTCGTGGACATATATTTCCCGTAGGAAATGCCTTGTGCATCTGCGTTTTGCACTGCCTGCTCTAATCCGGATTTCTTGCGTTGCTTTCCGCCGCAACGCTTGCACTTCAGCTGCCGTCCGCCAGTAGGCAGAAACGGCTTGCCGCACACGATGCAGATCTTCTCAGTGGTTGGTCTTGCCATGGCTGCCTCCGATCGGCAGGAACAGCACGTCCTGCCAGTGCATGGTCAGTTCTACGTCGCCGTTCTCGTTCCGGTACGCCTCGCAGCACTTCAAGCTGGGGCGATGCTCCACGGTGTACTCTGTGTCGCCGTTGGGGTTGATGTGCTTTTGCTTGATCGTCATATGTCAGTCCTCCTCGTGTTACTTCGTCAGTTCCCGCAGCAGTTCGTCATACGCATCTCTGGCGTGTTCGTATGCCGTTCTGGCGGCGTTCCGCTTGTGCTCTGCTTCTTCCACACGTCTGGCGGTGGGCAGCATGTCCTTGATAAGGCAGATGCCACCGACGGTCCACAGCTCGGCGATGTCCTTCTTGCTCTTGACTGCCGGATGATAGCAATAGACGTAGTGGATCTCGGAAAACTCCGCCTCTGTGTACGGGCGGCTGGTCAGGCGGTCAAATTCGGATTGCAGCATTTAAGTTTCCTCCTTGTCTGACATATCAGCAATTGCAACCAGACTTGCTGCCATTTCCTGTAATGTAAGTTTCTTACTGGTCTTGCTGTTGTCCTCGACTACTTCAGCAACGTCCTTTGCAGCTTTAACATAGTTGCTGACCAGATCTTTTAAGGACACATTTTTTGCCTTAATCTGTACTTCTCTTGTGTGTGCAGCGGCGTTAATGTCGATGATGATCTCAATGTGTTTCTTCTGGGGTTCCATGATGATACTTCCTTTCACGTATTTACTTTGCGGCATTTTTCTGTGCCTCTACCGCAGCGATCGCTTCATCGGCGTGCTGCTTCACATACTCCAGAAACGCTGCGAAGAAGTCGTTCTGCGGTTCTTTGCCGGAAGAACGAACTTCCACCGGCATCTCTTTCAGGTTGGTTTTTGCCATGTTATGCTCCTTTCTGTGTGCGTGCAGCGTTCTGCTCGCCGATCTGCATTCCGGCGAAGATCGCAGCGATCGCCAGCTGTGCCAGTGCCAGACCGTCCATGGGCGACGTTGCCGCCGCATAGCTCCGGCAGGCTTCCAGATACTGCTCTCTGTCCGTCCTGTCCACCTGTTTCGTCATGGTATTGTTCATATGATTCACCTCGCTTTGCGGAATTGCGGAGCGTCCGGGAGTTGCACCCGGCTGATACTCGTCGCCCCATCTGCGGCAGCATTGCCAGTACTGCCGCATGGATAAGAAAGGAGGTATTCGCCACAATGGCGATTGAAGATTGAAGATGTTGGTAAGCGGTTTTGCGTCATGCTCAGGACGGCAAGACTTAATCTTCTGCAAGTTCCTCTGTTAGCTTTTGAAGTTCAGAAAAAAATGCGTCACGTGCATTCTTTGCCACTTTCTCTAAGTAACTACTTACACCTAAGCAGTCGCTTAAATATCTTAGGCGTCCTTCTGCCTCTGCTTTTGTGTTAAAGCGTTCGAATATGGCGTTTTCACCGTGAAAGGTATATACAACGCTGCATGTCTCTGGCGGTTCATTATTAAACAAGCCTTCAGCGATACAAATGCTGCAAACTTGTTCCAGGTTTACCAAACTACCACTTTCCAATTCAATCCATTTCATGCAGACACCTCATGATTGGTATGTTCAAGTTCTTCATCGGCATGGATATATTTGTTTAGAACCTGTCCGTCATAGTCTTCCAAAAATTGCAGGAAGGTGGACACGCGGCATTTGTAAGATCCAAGCTTCATGAGGCGGATCACGCCGGCTTGACGCAGTTTATGTACCGCAGCAATGTTGCATTTCAGCAGAGATGCAACATCTTTTACTGTGAGCAGCTGTTCTGGAATAGGCTGCAAAGTGATTGTCGTGTCTTTCGATGTAAACACATCATCTTTAATGATTTCTCTCATGGGTTACTCCTTCCTTGGTAATATATTCGCTTGTATGGGCTTTCCATGATTGTCCAGCTGTGCAAATTGCTGGTGTGTTGTGTACCGGCATCCAGATTGACAAATAGCTTTGTTGCAAATGGTGTTCTTCTCTGGATTGCACAGGAATACGGGGTTTACATATGGTATTTTCATGATTATACCTCCTCCGCCGGCTCGATCATCTCAAGCTTGTCCAGTACATATCCTTGCAGGTTTGCGATCGGTTCCAACGCCCGTTCCAGCATCTTGCTGCCGGATTCCATGCGCTTGTCCAACAGTTGTGCAACCGCATCGCTTACCGACAGCACGATACAAGTTTCGGCGATCTCATTGACTGCCTCCGGCTTTTTCATGGTGTAGGTAACTATGATTTTTTTCATGGTGATTCTCCTTTTCGTTGTATTCCCTGCTCCGGTGTGGTATAATGGAGCGTGGGAAGGGGGTGATTTTATGTTGTTCAAAGATGCTGCAAAAGAATTCATGCAGTCCAATCCGCAAACCAACTTTACGATCATCCGAAACGGCATAAAAGCCGGAACGTTTCTCGGGATCCATGTAGAAACCGAAAGAAAAATCTGTATGCTTTCTAAAAACGGCGTTCCAGAGCCGGGTGATTACATTCAAGACGGAACCGGAAAAACCTTTCTTGTGAAGTGCATGAAATCTACAGAAATCAACTATTAAATACTTCTTGCAGGATCCGGATCGCTTCCTCATCTCCGGCTTCTGCACGTTTCACAAGATACGAAACAACCGCTTTTTCGGTCTCCGGTATGGTCTTTTCCATATCGTTGTACTGTTCGTTTGTCATGTCTTCCATGGTTTTCTCCTTTCTGGCACCTGCCATCTGATTCAGCTTTGTTCGGGTTTGTCCCTTGCTGTGATTCTATAATATCACATATCCGAACATTTGTCAATGCGTTTTGTTCGTTTTCGTAACATTGCACAAAAGAATTGGTTCGCTTTCGTGCAAAAAAGATACTTTTTCCCGAAAGTCAAACACAGATATTGACAAATGTTCGGTTTTGTGATATTCTATTATTGTAGAGAGGAGGTGAAAAAATGATTGGCGATACATTAAAACGACTAAGAACGAAAAAAGGTCTTACCTCAGAAGAACTGTGTTCTAAAATCGGAATAAAAGGCGGTTCATATCGCAATTACGAACGCAACGATCGAAAGCCAGACTACGACACACTTGTAAAACTCGCCGACTTCTACGGCGTCACCACCGACTATCTTTTAGGCAGACCGACCGCCCAGCCGCCGACAGATGCGTTGGAGCGACTGTTCACGGAGAAGTCTTTTTCCGCACTGGAAGAGGAACTGCTCCGCAAGTACATGGAGCTGCCCCACGAGGCACGGCAGGCAGTGGTGCGGTTCATCAATGACGCCACTGCAAAGGCATTACAGCGAAAGAACGGCACTGCTCCGCAGAAGCTGCTTGTCATGAAACGCAGTCTGCACAAGGTGTCCGCCGGAACCGGCTACGATCTGAACGATTCTGACGCATGGGAAACCGTCACCGTTAAGGATACGGACGACAGCCGCAAGGCAGACTTCCTGCTGGAGATCGAGGGCGACAGCATGGAAACCACGTTCCACGACGGTGAAACCGTCTGCGTACAGCAGACTCCCTGCGTGGAAGTCGGTGAGATCGGCGTGTTCTGGGTGGACGGCTACGGCTACATCAAGGAACTGGGCAACGGCTGCCTGATCTCCCACAACAGCAGCTATGACCCCATTCCCCTGCAAGGGACAGAAAACCGCTGCATCGGTCGTGTGCTGGGGACAGCCGATGTGATTGACGACTAACCAATTCTATGTTTCCGGAAATATAGAAAAACGCCCTGTGACGGACAAGCCACAGAGCGGTTTTCTATACTCCCATTCGACAGGATTCGACAAACCGGTAACAATTCGATTACAGTCTTTGTCGAATCATTGAGAAACCTATGAAAATGTGGTATGATTAAGACGGCATAACCAAATTCCATAAAGAAAGGACCTGATCGATCATGCCAAATTATCATTCCTCAGGAAAAGAGCCGTGGTATCGTCAAGACGGTGTCATTGCTCTGCTCACGATCTTCTTTCCCCCATTGGGACTAATCCTGATCTGGGCACACCCCAGATACCAGAAACGCACCAAAATTCTTTGGACTGCCGTAGTCGCCGGCGTTGTCTTTCTGACCTTTACCGGTTGGTTTGGTGCCGCCCTGATCCTGTCGGCGGCACTCTGGTTCTGGGTGTACAAGAAACATCCTGCTCTGTCTGCCGCAGATGCACCGTCCGGACGGGTGTGTGCTTACTGCGGAGCACAGATGCCAAACAGCGGCGTATGCCCTTACTGCGGAGGTAGAAGCAATGATGGAGAATAAGACGTTTCGCTGGATCGCTTTCGCTGTTTCAGCAGTACTTGCCGTGATTGCGATCTTCGCCCACACTTTCAGCGGCTTTCTCTGCTTTGCCGTCGCCGCATTCATTCTCATTCCGGTGAACCAGCTCTTTGAAAAGCTGGACAGCGAACTGGATCCGAAATACCGCAAACGTGCCACAGCGATCACGGCAGGCATTTTCCTGGTCTGCGGACTGCTGGCGTTCACCACTGCCGGCAGCCACACCACCAGCAGCCAAGAGCCGGACAGCACTGCCACGACTACCACAACTGCGGTCACTACCACGACTGCCGCAGAAACGACCACCACAACGACGAAAGCAACTACCACCACAACAACGACGACTACGACAGAAGCTACCACAACGGCAGCAGAAACCACAACGGCTGCGACAGAACCGCCTGCTCCGGCACAGGAAGAAACTCCGGCAGAGCAGCCGGCGGCAAATGTGTTCACTTATGTCATCAATACCGGCAGTGGAATATTTCACTATCCCAGCTGTTCCAGTGCGAAAAGAATTTCCGACGCAAACCGCAGCGAATATACCGGAACACGAGATGATCTGATTGCACAGGGATATTCTCCTTGCGGCAACTGCGATCCATAATGCAATCGTAACCACACAAAAATGCCCTACCGAAACCGGCAGGGCAGCATCAAATATAAAAAAAAACCGCCCCACGGCGGCAACCGTGAAGCGGCAAGAGGAAAAACTATTGTGATAATAGCCCTCCAGAACAAGGTCTATTATAGCATATTTCCTCTGAAAAATCAAGTCTTAGGAGGAAATTTACACATGAATGCAGTGATCTACGCCCGTTACAGCTGCGACCGGCAGACCGAGCAGTCCATTGAGGGACAGCTTCGGGAATGCAAGGCGTTTGCAGCGTCTGAGGGCATTACCATCATCGGCGAGTACATCGACCGTGCGATCAGCGGCACGACTGCCAACCGCCCGGAGTTTCAGCGAATGATCGCCGACAGCAGGTACAAGACCTTTCAGGCGGTCATTGTGTACAAGCTTGACCGCTTCGCCAGAAACCGCTATGACAGTGCCATGTACAAAAGCAAGCTGAAAGCCAACGGCGTGCGGGTTCTCTCTGCCAAAGAGCATATCACAGACAGTCCGGAGGGCATCATTCTGGAAGGACTGCTGGAGGCAATGAACGAGTACTACAGTGCGGAGCTTTCCCAGAAGATCAAGCGTGGCATGCGTGAGAATGCCATCAAGGGCAAGACTACCGGCGGCAACGTGGCTCTGGGCTATCGCATCGGAGCAGACAAGCAGATGGAGATCGACCCGGCAGGTGCATCACTGGTACGCCGGATCTTCACCGGCTATGACAGCGGCATGACATTCACTGAGATCTGCGACGATCTGAACCACGCCGGCTACACTACCAGCCGCGGCAAGCAGTTCCGCATTGATACCATCTCCCGAATCCTTGCCAACCAACGATACACAGGGACGTTCCAGTGTGCCGGAGAAGATGCCCACTGTCCCCCGATCATCGAGCCGGAGCTGTTCCGGAGCGTGCAGGAACGTCTGACGGAATCCAGACACAAGCACCGCCACACCCAGAGCCCCCATGAATATGTGCTGACCGGAAAAGCGATCTGCGGCACTTGCGGCAGACGGCTCACCGGCAGAGCCGGAACCAGCAAAACGGACAAGCGGTATTATTACTACTGCTGCCCGAACAAATGCTGCGGCTGGCTGCCTGCTGCGGAACTGGAACATGCTGTGCTGGATGCGATCGCACAGTACACTACTCCGGAGGCGTGCGAGCAGATCGCAAATGCCACCTATGCACTGTACCAGCAGAGCACCCACGAAAACGCCGATCTGACGGCTGCACAGCGGCGATTGCAGGAAACGGAAAAGAAACTGGAGAACGCCGTAAACGCCGTGCTGAACGGCATCACATCGGCAGCCCTGCAGGCGACCATGCAGCAGCTGGAGCAGCAGAAAGCGGCTCTGGAAACGGAAGTGCGACTGCTGCAAACCGACGCACCGGAGCTGAAGCTGGAGCATTTCCAATACTTCGCACACCGTCTGCTGGAAGTACAGGCAGAGGGCACGGAGAAGATCCTGCAGTTGCTTGTGAATCAGGTCATCGTGTACAAGGAGCAGATCACGGTGCTGGTCAATCTGACCGATAAAACAAAAACTCCCCCGTTGGAGCAGGTAACCGCTGCTCTGCGGGAGAGTTCGTGCAGTATTGCGTGTGGTGGAGGCGACGAGAATTGA